AGCTGGCCTCGGATTGATCTCCGGACCCCTCGTGAAGCAGAAACGTAGTGCCGCCAAGCTAAATCAACTTTCTGTTGATATTGCCGACGCGGTTGTCTACGCCAATGTCTCGCGATGTCGAAGAATTTTTCTTAGCCAGGCAGATGGGACGACGCTAGAAACTTCTGCTCAGCAATGTGCAGTCGTTTCTGCGCGTGTCCTAGCGATCTACGAGGAGGTAAAATATGAAGCTCTTGCACTTCTTAAAGCAGGTTATCGCGGCAGCGATTTCGCGAATTTTCTGCTCAAGAATCTGCTTCCGAGCCTCATGAAATCCCTTCAAGGATCGCATATCGTTGATGTCGTCATGAAAATGACGAAGAAGAGGTGATGGCGAATGGTAAGCCAGACAGATGCAAACAAGGGGGTTGTATGAATAAACCTCACCTTGCACTTGCACTCGCCTTCTACCATTCGGTTTTTAAGGACTTCATAGTGCATGATCCTTCACAAAGATTATGCTACAAAACCAGTGCTCGTTACCTCAAACTGAGGCTAGAGTCTGAAGGTTTGGTGCTGCTCGTTCGGTCGCTCCCCGTAATGGGTAAAGCGATTGAGACCAGCATCATAACCGGTGAACCTCTTAAGGTTCCTTCCGGCTTCAGAAAACACTGGCGGTCTGAGTTGCCAAGTTTGCTGTACGGTTGTTTTCGTACGCTATTTGACGACTCTGGACATCCGCTCGGCGCTAAGAGCCCAGAAGCAGTATATCGCTTCTATGTTCTGCGCCAGGTATTCATGGCCTTTTCAAAGGCCGTTGATATGCCATCGCGGATGACTCTTGAGGAAGCGAAAGCTTCCTTTAAAGAGAGAATAGTGGAAGAACCCACTATCACCACGCCATCATGGCTCTTGAATAGAGCTCGCGCCTTGATCAGGCGCGTCGTGATGGATGGAGATCGGCTCCACCCCATGTTAGCTCAGTGGGTAGAAATACCCTTTGGCCGACACGGTCCTGGAGCAGTAGCAATGAAGGAAAAAGGTTTGTTAAAGTGGTCTTTTAGGCGAATACCCGGCGCAGATTTGCGCCTGTATCGGTTTAACGACCGATCCACCCCACCTCAGGGGTTGGCTAAGCCTATTTCTCGTTTAGCAATTGTTCCTAAGGACTTTAAGTCCCTACGGAGCATTTGTATTGAGCCTAAGGAATTCCAATTCGCCCAACAGGGCTTATGGGATATTCTTAGATCTCTTATCAACGAGAACCCTTTAACGCGGAGGAGCATCAATTTCAATCATCAAGAGTACAACGCCAGACTTTGCAAAAGGTCTGATGTTGCTACAATCGACTTGAAAGATGCTAGCGACAGAGTGAGGCTAAAACTCTGCCGTCTTCTCTTTCCAAAAGAGTTCTTCCGTCTAGTCACTCGTTATCGGTCGCGTGAGATCCAAATCGATCAGGATCGAGTACGACCGACATGCTTTGCGAGCATGGGCTCAGCATTGTGCTTTCCGATTGAGACGCTTGTGTTCTGGGCGATAGCCCGGAGCGCTTTGCATCCCATGACAGAGTACAAGCCTCTACGAGTCTTTGGCGATGATATAGTGTGTCCTAAAGAGGACGCACCGTATCTTGTCAAGATACTAGAAACTTGTGGCTTTAAAGTGAATTGTGATAAGACCTGTATTGACTCCCCAATAAGGGAGTCTTGCGGGGCTTTCACCTATGCCGGAAAAGATACTGGCATAGTTCGCTTTAGGTACACACGCTGTGAGTCAGCTCGTGCATGGATATCGCTTACAGAAAGCTGTAAGCTGCTCACTAAGATGAATAATCTTAGTGCTAGCTATGCCATGCTCCTGGAACTCAAGCAATTTTGGCATGTTCCATTTGGGCGAATGGGTTTTCCCCATAGCTCACATGGCTTCTCGTGTCAATCTCGCTGGAATGCTAATCTCCAGCGACGAGAGTTTCGGGTGCCTACGCTTAAACTGAGGCGAGGTCACGAGGAATTGCTCGGTGACGCCGGGCTTTACGCCTGGCTTGTCGGCAATTCGACCAGACCGTCCTCACTCGGCACCGATAAGGTGAAAGTGGGGTGGGTAGCTTCTGCGGCTTGAGGCCGCTTGCTACAGAAGGGGCCGTGCGAATGCGTGTCCCTTTCTTTGTGGGATAC